ACTATTGGTAACAGCCATTAGCTAGCGCCCATGCTCGTACTTCTTCCATTTTAGTGATCATTTCATCTAGCGACAATCCACCATCAGGTGTAATAAATTCTAGACCACCATCGTCATTGTCAAACGATTCAATACTGCTATCTGGCTCAATGCGCCAGGCATCCTTAGATTTCAAACCTCCGTGATATTTCGATGAATAATTGACCTTGACCCCTAATGTTCGGCCAAAATCGTCTACTATGACATCTGCATTTATACTACCACCACCACTCTCTGGCGCTTCAGTCCAGTATGGCCATTCAATAGTGCCATTGTATTCGTCATATACATCACCCGCAGATCTCCATCCTTGATCCCTCAAAAAATCACGTTGATCAAATTCGCCGTATTGTTCATCTTGCCATTCACTACGAACTTCATTAACAAAATCGTCGTCTTCCAACTTTCTATCTAAGAATTCATCAAAATCTTCATCTTCTTCTTTTTCTGATTCTAGATCGTTATTTGCAATGTAGTCACTTACAATTTCTCTACGATCACGCGCCCATATTTCATCTGATTTTTCCATTATCCATTCATTAAACTTTTCTTCTAACTCTTCTCTAAGTCTGCGAATATCTCTACGTGAATTCATGTCTCCGTTTTCAAAAAAACTTACAACATCACTAATATCATATACTCTTTCATCCATATCCATATCTGGTTCAGATTCAAAATCATCATCATTATCAGGACTACCGATGCCAGGAACTATCATTTCAAATTCCATGCCTACTCTGGCTCCTGGGATATCTGCAATCAGACGTTCTAGATTTTTAGGGCTCATGTTGATTTCAAATAATGAATCAACACTCTCTGCTATTTTGGATTTGGTAAATTCTACTGCTCTCATATTTAAATTTTAAGAAGATATTTAATATTTAGCCAAAAATAAAAAGGTCACCTTAACGGTGACCTTTGTATAGTAGTAAGTATGGTATTAACACCAACTGGTTTTAGCTTCTCCGTAATATTCTCTGGCGAAACCATCAACAGTTAATAAGTCTTTTTGTGACGACAATTGTAATCATGCCAGCGATTATGATTCCCGAGACTACATAAAATACCACAATGCTCACATTTTAGGATGCCACACTGGCGTTAATAGATTATTTACACCAGTCATGCTCTTTTTTATCTCCAAAATACGGAACTGCAAAGCCATTGCGAATCAACTCAGTTCGTAAATCAACGCCATCGAGTATTATTGATCCTAATACGCGACCACCGTATTTATCCCAGTCCATAAGCACTATTTGTCGTTTTTTTGCAGAACTTACCACTTGCTTGGTAAAAGCAGTAGCTTGTTCACCACGTTGTGCTTCCTGTGGGCATTTTGCACGATGTCCTTTTTCTGGAGTATCAACGCCAAAAACTCTGATGCTCAACTCCTTTTTTAGTGGTTCAGGTAACCAATCTGCACGAAATGCCACGGTGTCGCCGTCAACAACTCTCGTTATAACTACGTCATAGGTAACGCCACGATTTTCTTTTGCTGATTGTGCAAATAGTAGTCCTGGTAAAAAAGCTAATAGAAAAAATATTACTCGCATGGAAACTCCAATTAAAGTAATATTTATCTTGTTACTTACTTCTTATACCACTTTAATGTTTTGCCAATAGCTTCTGACGCCAGCTTAGGTGTGACAAACGAATGTTTGACTACATACTTGATTGCGTCCTGTGTGTTTAGTTGTAGGACAAAAATAGCGTCATTTGCAGCATGTTCTAGTGTATACATATATGTGTTCCTTAAAAGTTTTTCAGAATAGATTTTGCAGCGTCAAAGTTTGTGATTTCATTTTCCATACTGTTCATTTTATTACATATGGCCAATGAAACACACTCTCTTAAAAAATCAATGTTTCGGTCGAATTCATGGCGTGGCATGATCATCATATCAGAAATCAGGCCCAAGAATTCTTTTTCATCCCTGTTCATTTGATAACTCCTCGTTCAATGCATTCTTCAAATGTATCAAATAATTCATTAAAACGTTGATCATAAAGATCGGTAATACCTATGAGAATATTAAGAATCTCATCTTCAGTATGCTCTCTGTCATACACATTTCCTAATGTTTTAAGATCATCAATAACTCTCCAACAGTTCATAATTTTTTCTTCTAGAGTAAAACGATCAGTTTCTTTAACGATTGGCATGAAGGGACTCCTGTAAAAAATAGATTATAGCACAACTCTGATTTGAAATTAATTTTTTTGCATATTACCTCCTGTATAAATACTCCACAATCTTTTAAGGAGTTATCATGGAGTTAGTTATTTTTATCGCAGTTGCAGCAATTTTTGCTGGTGTATATTGGGTACTGAATAAGCGTCAGGACGTTGAAGAATCTAAAACTGTTTTGGAAAAAGTTGAACCCGTCAACGATTTACCACCAGTTGTAGAAAAGACGCCGGCTCCAGTTGTTGAACAAAAAGTAACTCCTGTAGCTGAACCAGTTGTTGAACAAAAAGTAACTCCTGTTGCTGAACCAGTTGTTGAACAAAAAGTAATTCCTGTGCCTGAGCCATTAGCTGATACCGTTACGGTTACCGTTGTAGATGCAGTTAAGAATACAGTTGTAGTTGAAACACCAGCTAAAAAGCCTACAGCAAAGAAAGCATCTAAGCCTAAGACAATAAAGACTGATACTGGGTCAACCAAAAAAGCAAAAGCTACAGAAACAAAAACAACCAAGCGTTCAAAGAAAGCCTAATTCTTTTGCTTGTTTTGCTAATTCAAAACTGGCAAGGTTTTTTGCTTTTGACTCTGCCATAATGTCTGATAGTTCAAGAAAACTTACAGCCCACTCGTTAACCGCACGATTGTGATAAAAATCACTGTGGGCTCGTAGTTGCTGTTTGTTTAGACCACCAGAAATTAACGCATCACGGGAGGGACGGACATTATTGGGGTGGCCAGCAAGATAATCTTCCCGACTAACACTGTAATGTATAACAGGCCTAACGCCGCGCCAGCTATCAACAACACGTTTAACACGCGAATCAGTAGTTTCAATGTATTCTCCTTCTCGTACCCAATTGTGATGTATGTCTAGCACAATAGGCAGTAAATCACTAAGAGTTAAACAAGTATCAAGTCCATGACTTATTTCTTCATTTTCAATGGTAATTGTATTACGGGCTTCTGGTGATAGTTTTGCATAGCTGCGCCTGACGCCTTCTGCACCGGCTCTACCCGCAATGTGTACATTGATTTTGTAGTCTTGAAACTGCTTACCGAACCCCATCCAACGGGCCATGTCTGCATGATATTCAAACTCCTCTATACTACTATTTACTATTTCCTCACGGTCACTGCCAAGAACACAGAATTGTCCTGGATGAAATGATAGCCGAACATCCAGATCACGGGCAAGTTGACCTACAGTGGCAAAATGCCGTTCAGCATATGCGATAACATCACTTTGCTTGTAGAAATATCGCCACTTAGGTTCAGTATACACGGGCAAAACTTCACTTGATAGGCGAGCCATACGAAGTGAAGGCTCAAATGTGCCTACCTTACCTACCAACAGTCGTAGACTTTCAATATTGTCCTTCATAAGTGTCCACAACTTATCTTCGGCAGCGGACACACTCTGTCGATTCAGCCATGCGACTGTGGTAGTACCTGTGTTGTACTTCTTGCATTCATCTTTAGGCTTGATACTGTCCATTTGAGATGGATTATCAATCAATTTGCATGCAAAGCCTAGCCTACGTACAGCGTTATTAAACATAATCTAATATTTGTTAGAGTGAAACACACAGTATTGTAGCATGACTTTTTATTAGCGTCAAGTGTGTTGTAAGATATAGATGATTGCATCGGCTCCAGGAATAATCACAGTTTCACTAGAGTAAATGTTATATTCTCCACCGCCCCAAGAACGATTTTTTCTGAACTCTTTGATTTTTAACATTTTAGGATTCAATTTAATAACTTTACCAATTTTTAATTGATTGTGATGAGAGAAGGCAACAATATCTTCTACATTTACTTCTTTGCCTAAAATATCATTGTGGGTAGGTGATTCTTTCATTCTGTATCTTTCGATGTTTGAGATCCATTACTATGACGATTGTTTTGTGCATCAACGTTTTGAAATAGTTTTTTTTCTTGATTTGTTAATTTATCTTTGCTTACTTTTCTAGGATTGCCACATAAACCGCATTGTGGATTGCCGCAGTCCATAGCATGACGTTTATTGAATCTATGTGGATTCTTCAAATCTTTGTTGTTTTGTGGATCACCGTGGTTTTGTTGTTTTGCAATTTTAGTTTGCTTTTTGATAGCAACTTCATCACGATGTCTACGTAGTGTGCTTTTTGCTTTTTCTTGTGGTGTTCTCATAATTTCACTTTGCTAAGTTTAGTAACATTTGATAATGTTCGTAGGCTAGTTGTACTGATGGATTATTTTTACGAATTACTTCTTCTTTTAGAAGATCAGTCGTTGCTCGATAGGCGTAACATAACTCTAAGTATATATTTTTAGGTTCTAATCCACACATTTTTCCTAATTCATAGACATAATGTGTATGTTCTAATAATAAATTAAAACTACTTTCAGATAAAGTAATATCTACTGCAGGCTCATAATATGAACGTTTTGCTAAATGAAGATCATCGTACCGATATGGTTGATCATATTGATACGGATCATATTTTTCTACTTTATAACTGCTTACTCTAATTTGAGCAGTATACTTACTTTTAAATTGCTGTAATTGCAAATTGTTTTTAACTTCTAAATTGTTCATTTGTGTAGTATGTTTATGATTGAATTATACCATTAAACTGTTGACTGAATTTTTCAGCATGATATTTGTTACCAAAATAATAGACATGATATTTAAAGTCTACTAATCCAAAATATGTCCAAGCTATATTTTCTGGCATATTTTTGTATAACCAAGAAACTGTGTCGCCAGCGATATTAGGTTTATCTGATACATGAACTTGATGATTTAAATCAGCAGGAGAACATTTTACTATTGGCATAATTATTTTAACTCCATCGTAACATTGCTAATGTGTATATTTTTTGATCATCTATCTCAATAAAATGAATTCCTGTACCTACACCGTACGGAAGAATTCGCCAACCTGCACCAAGACCAGCTAGTGTGCGCTTTTGAAACGGTACGTTGCAACTATTGATATAGATTTGTTTGCCAATATTTTCTATCAGCCAATTTGCGACTTCATCAATGTCAGAATGTGTTTGAAACTGGTATGGCATAATTTTCAGACAGCAAAAAAGATTTGAATCGTACTTTAATTTTGGCAGAAGTTCTTGTTTCTTACAAGTTTACTATGACCATCTCAACAAAAAAACAGTAGCGTCTCTTTCGTCATCAAATCTTAATCCAACTCTACCATCTGTACTATATCCTATAGTCCATCGTTGAACTTCTGGTAATGGTGGATTAGGCATATGTTCGTCTAACCACTGACCAATTTTATTAATATCGACACCACTCTTAATAATACCTTGATGTAATTTGTTGAATTCTATATCAATCATGACCACCTCAACAAAAACAATATGTAATCTTTTTCTTCTTTAAACACCCAAGTAGAACCACGTGATTCATACTCTCCGCAAATATGTTCCTTACACCATGCTTCAACCTCTGATCTATCAAATTTAGATAATGTGACCTTGTGCCATCCTCCGTGAAGAATTCGACTTTCAACAAGTATCTCCCAGTCTATTTGTTCCTGTAGAATTTTAGAAAATTCTTTATCTATATTAAGTTCTTCAAGTTCTTCTAAAGTCCATTTGGCCGAAATCATGCGGGGTTTAACATTAATTTGATTTTTTATTATGTTCATGACCACCTCAACAAAAACAATGTGTAATCTTTTTCGTCTCTGAAGTAAAATTTTGATGTTGAATATCTATACCAACGACACCATGCATCTGGATTTTTTGGGTGTGGTCCAAAATGTAGTTCGCACCATTCTACTACGACAGTTTTATCCACGACTGATTTTGCTTCACCTATATGCCATTTTCTAGAAAATTTATATCGCGGGTGAACATGATATTCAAATTTTATATCAAGCAAATAGTCAGTATGTAAAACACCTGTCATAGGTTGAACTCCTACTATTTGTTGAGCAATTAATGTAGGATAAAGGACTCTTATTAAAGGAATAAGTACATTACTCATGACCACCTCAACAAAAACAAAGTGTAATCTTTTGGATTTTTGCAGGCAAAGAAAATATAATCTCCTCCACCAATTTCATTTATTGCCCATTCATTTGATGTACTTGGCGTTTTTAAGACACGATGAAAATCAAATCTGTACTTATCAGTGCAATTTCCCTCACACCACTTTCTGAGTTCAAAAGTGCCATCATATCCTAGATCCCAATAATAAATTAGATGCCTATGATCAGTAAAACAATATACATATGGATACCCATGGTAAAAATCTTTTACTCTATTAGCACGACGATTGATACCCGGATCGTATCTGTAATCATATTGTTCTCTAGTTTCGCAACCATGTGCTGCTAGAAAACGACGTTCTCGCCACTCACGATATTGTTTCTGTATTAGTTTTAACATTATGACCACCTCAATACAAATACAATATAGTCTTTCTCATTACCGAAGTAAAAACGGTAATACCAATTATTTTGACCACGCACTTCTAAATCATTTGTAATATAACTAGGACAATTTGCTTTAGCAAACTTTAACATTTCTTCTGTTTTCAGAATCGGTTTAGAAATAGGTGAGTAAAAAATGTAACTCATGACCACCTCAATGCAAACCACACAGCATTCTGTTCAGATTCAAACCAAAAGATATTATCTCCCGACCAAAAATAGTGATCACCTCCGAATTGTTCGTGACACCATACTAGCAGGGCACGCCAACGATAGCGAGTAGATGCCTCAGAAGCAATTGCACGATAATAGCCTGCCTCGGCAAATCTAGTATGCCACATAGGACAATTATTGTGCTGAGTATTATCCCAATCTCTCCATGTTTGAACAAAATCACCTATGCAGTCTTTTTTCATGACCACCTCAATATAAACAACGTAGCATGTTCATCGTTGCGAAAAGTAAAATAAATGTTTCCATGACTTCGCTCAACACACCACATCACTTCAGGATCCCAAAACGCTCTGCTATCAAAATATGCACCTTTGCCAATATGTTGCTCACACCACGTATATTGTGGATCATCACGACTAAAGATGGCTTCTATAGTTCCCAAATTTATAGTCTTCATGACCACCTCAAAATAAACATCATAGCATCTTGCTCATTTCTAAAGAAAACGTGTCCTGGAATTAGTGAACATTGTATATTATTTTCCTCTAACCATTTTCCTACAATTTCCATTGAAGTTGTATTCTCTCGAGGAATATCCACTCTATATCTATAGATGAGTGTTTTACCAAGTCCAAAATCATGAACTCTCATAGCCACCTCAAAATAAACAATGTTGCTATTTGTTCGTCCTCGAAACTAATATAGTGATTAAAACTCTTTGAGTACTTTGAGTCAAAATCACGAACTACATGCCAGCCTGCGCCGCCGTATTTGTAATGAAGATGATAAAGTTTAGGGCCGATATTTTCTGTCAGCCAACGTTCTTGCTCATACGTAAGGTCATGTTTTAATTTTACTGTATTTGACATGTCAAATTACATTGAATTTATTTTCTATTCTAACATTAGAAAATAATTTATGTCAACTAAATGTGTAAAATCGGATTTTTACTTTATTTCCACTTAAGTAAAAATAATGCTAATTCAGCATCAGTTCTGAGAAATATTCTACAGGAATGTTCATCATTCTGCCAAACCCAATGCTCATTATGTGATACTGATTTTACTAGCGTTCGTGATCTGATGTCGCTTAGCCATTCATCTATCTCTTTACTTGAGCCCCATGTTTCCCAACACCAGTCTCTCCATTCATAGAAAGTTTGCTTGTTGTTATACTCTAGATAACTGACCCTTGGTTTAACATAGTATGTAAAATGTCCATATCCAGTATGTCTGCGATCTAATTTCGTTGCATTTGTCATTCGAATCTAACACTAATTACATGTTCATAATTTTTCTTCAATATGCTCTTATACATGATGTTTTTATGTACAAGAAAATCACTAGCACCGTTGTCATATGCAAATTTGGCAAATTGTTTGAAATACAGTGTACGTCTATTCCATTCTCCCAAACAAGCAGAATTTAATTTTTCTAGCTTGTATAGATAAGATTTCCATGCATTTCTATCGTGATGTGACCAATCATGCATTTCAACATATGCCATAAGTTCATTATTTCGTATTACCGCTGGCTGACTATATTCACGTTCTTTGAAATCTTGATTCTTATAATCTTTTACGGTAGTAATCAGCATTTCATTGCTTAAATCACATAGTAATTTAATTTTGTTCAATTGCTCGGCTTCATCGTTAACAAATGTCAAATATTCTTCAGTTGCTATTACACAATCATAATGTTTATCAAGCGAATTAACTACGGTAACGTTTATATCATTATCGGTAAACCACCTATCAATTACTGTATCAATTTCACAAACATAGATTTTTTTATTACGATGCATGTCTATGATTGCTGGATTAAACCCAATAAAAAGATAGGTGTCAGATACTTTATTATAGTAGTCTTCAACCGATTCTATAATATGTTTTTTCTTATCAATTATGTCCTGTTTTTTCTGATGGGCGCAAAAAGCATTGAAAATCTCAAGATTATACTGTGCAAAATTGTTCATAAAATATTACCATTTTAGTAATATTTATGTAACTCATAGTAAAAATCAACCAGTGTGTCTGGTATTACCGTAATGTATAACTTTGATGCTATCAGTTGATACTAACTTACGCCATGGATCAACAATAACGGAAGAAGCAGGGATTTCACAATAAGGCTGCGTCTTGGTTTGTTCGCCCGTATATTCATAGGTAATTTGCCTATCGTGTGCCCATAGTAATACATGTGGCCCTTCAAGCTTTTCAACTACATCAGCTGGATCATCTGCTAATGGATCTAGATACTTTACTGCAAATCCCATTTCTTTAAGATAAAATCCTACAAGAGTAGAATAACTGCCAATACAGTAAGGCACATCTGGCTTATAAGCTTTGCCATGAATTGCAATCGGTAAACTATTTTGACTAGCAACACTAGCTAAAAATGCTGCAAGATTTTTTGCTTGAATCTCACGGGCATGCATTACAGTATCAAACAAATCATAACCTAAGTTATATTCTTGCGCTAGCCAACGCAGAGCAATATTATCACGTGGATGACATGCACCAGCGTCGCCCATACCAGCAGTCATATACTTTGGTCCCATGATTCGCATGGTACTACGTGCTAGAGCATTCGTTACAACATCTACATTGATATTACCAATACGCATAGCAAAGTCTTGAATCATATTCACCAGACCAACTTTTGCACTGATGAATGTATTGTAGAAAATCTTAATGGCCTCACACTCGTCCCAGGTACCAACTTCGTACCGTGGATCATTCTGCATGATAGTCTTATACAGATTAATAAGTTCACCCGCTACACCGGTAATGCTACCGTCTTCAGTACCAATAATGACCATCTCTGGGTTTGCCATATCCCACTTTACACTGCCCATGGCAATTAAGTATGGATTGTATAAGAACAGATGTTTACTATCTAATAGTGAAACAAAATGTTTACGTGTTGTGCCTGGTAGTACCGTGCTAATTAATACAACTTTCTTTGTAGTAGTTGCATATGTGTTGATTTTATTGATAGCATCAATAACTGCATCGTGACCGAAGTCTTTAGGTGGCATATGACTACTGGGCACAGAACCATCATATCCTTCTGTGTGTGGTGTTGGAACAGCAATAAAAATCCAATCACTTTCACTAACTAATTCTGCAATATCGCATACTTTTACTGTAGAACTTGTACGTGGAACAATGTCATAGCCACGAACTTCATGACGTTCGGCCATGACTTCTGCACAATCAAGTCCTAATTTTCCAATACCAATAAATCCTATTTTTTCTCTTTTGATCATGTTCACCCTTTAAATGTAATACAGTATTATATATGCAGTAAAAGCATATACAAGATATTTATTTTTGTTCACGAATTTGATTTAGAATTTCAGGATCAAAATCAACCTCATTGCCAAATTCAACTGTATTTCCTTGAGCAAGCAAACAAGCAGCGTTTTCGTTGAACTGAAATATTGAGAAGCGATCCTTATTCTTATTGTAAAGCACAATGATTCCACCAGCAGGAATTTTCTTTGAAAGAGAAAGTGTTGGGCTTGCGTTAGCTAAAAAAATGGGACGTTGAGCCAGAAACTCCATGTATCGATGAAACATTTTTTCGGGCGTGTCACATATGACTTTATGAGTCAATTGCCATGTTTTGTTAGACCCCGATTTTTGTTGTGCAAATGCCACACCCGCGATCATCAACAAGCTAATCGAGATAACAAACTTTTTCATTTACAAAACTCCAACTATTTTAGGAATTTCAGTATAGCAGTTTTGTTAGTTAGTGTCAAATTTTTAATTTATAGGCTTCGGCATTGAAAATTCTACAGAATTTCCAGTCGAAAGTAAACATGCTCTACCTTCGTTAAATTCCACTATTGAAAATGTATCTTCTAGTGGATTGTATAGTACAACAACACTGTATTTTAGTTTCTTCGCCACCTCGTCATCAAGCTGTCCTAAAAATACAGGATGCTCACCATACCTCTTCATTAGTAGCTCAAATAGTTTTTTTGTTTCAAAACAAATAACTGACTTTTCTACTTTGGTTTGGGCAATAGACGACATAGACGTTGCTAGTAGTATAGCAATTGCTGTAATTGTTTTTTTCATTTTATTTCCTTATAAAGGTGTGTTACATTTTATTGTCAAATGAATTTGCAATAGCTCTACTACCGTTATACAAAACTTTTTTAGTTTTTTCCGCTAAAGCTTGAGCTTCAGGTGTGGTTGCTTTATCAAATTTACTTGAATTAATAACTTTGTCAATTTTACTTAAGTAAATGTTTTTAATTGTAGTTATCAATTCGGCAGCACTAGAATAATTTAGTCCAGTTATTGATAATTTTTCATTTAGCTCTAACGTTCTTGCAATGCCAACTATTGAGCCTATGAGTTGTTCTATAGTGATTTCATCGCCCATGCCGGGATATTTTTCAAGTAGTGGATCAATTTCTCTACACTTGAAAAATCTTACTAAATCTACAGCCCACGCTTTACGATTTGTCGTTACATTTAAGGTTTCTACATCTTTTTGTTTTGAAAATGGAACTATTTTACCATTAGATACTTTTAATTGAATACCTAAATCACTGATACTTAAGTTTAGTGCCTCTGCTAGTGCTGAATATAGACTTGCACTCAATACTCCTTTAACGCCTTCTGGCGGAGTCAAAATTGAACTCCAGTCTACTAGATTACTAAACAAACTTACCAAATCTATTTGCACATAATCATCGCTGCCAATGTTGACTATGATGTTTTTACCATTTTCTGTTTCAAATGCTCCACTAGCATCACCATATTGCTTGATTAAATCGTAATAAAACTTTCTATTCTCATTTGTGGATTTGTCAGATAATCTAGGGATAATAAACTGTATATCTATATCACCATACTGCTTGTCTGGCTGTGTTTGTAAATGTCTTTGATAGTATGTGCCACTGCCTACTGGATTGCCAAATTGTATAGGCTCTATGTTGTTAGATTTAAACCATGCATTTAGTTTTGGCTGAATTTCTGATGTTAAATGTTGTACAACTCGTTGTAGCAATCCAGGAGTAAGAACTGTGCTTTGTGTTTTGCTGCTAGCCCATCCACCTTCTAATATTATTTCACGTATTTTCATTCATATATTTATGTAGAAATAAAAATAGGATCACATTGTGATCCTATCTGCTGGTTACGAATTCCAGCACCTCCAAATCGTTGAGGTCGATTTATTTGTTATTGATTTGTGTCCAAACACGTTGACGTATTTGATTAGTCAATGTATCTGGCAGTGGCACATAATCTAACTCTAGAGCAAGATTCTTGCCATTCTTAAAAGCCCAGTCAAAGAACTTAATAACATCAGCACTTTGTTCTTTGTCTTTTGGGTTTTTATACATTATGATGAAACTTGCACTAGATACGGGCCATGCATTTGGATTTGGTTGATTAACAATACTTAATCCCATGCCAGGTACACTAAACCAGTCAGCACCATCGGCAGCAGCCGCAAAGGTGATATCATCTGGGCTTACCCAACGACCGCTACGATTTTGTAGTTGCATAAACACCAGATTGTTTTTCTTTACATAGGCATACTCTACATAACCAATGCTACCTTTGATGCGGGTAACGTTTGCAGCAACACCTTCATTGCCTTTTCCACCTACGCTACTTGTTGCTGGCCATTTAACTGCTGCACCACGACCTACACGTTGTGCCCAATCTGGACTTACTACGGTAAGATAATCTGTCCAATTGAATGTAGTGCCACTACCATCTGCACGATGTACTACAGTGATGCTTTGATCAGGCAAACGTTTGCCTGGATTGAGTGCAACTAATTTTTGATCATTCCACTTTGTAATGGTGCCCATAAAAACTTCAGCCAACACTGGACCAGTAATACGCAGTTCACCTGGCTTGAAACCATCTAAGTTTACAATTGGTACTGTGCCGCCTATGATAGCAGGAAATTGAATTTGGCCTAATTTGTCCAAGTCTTCACCTTTTACAGGTGCATCGGTAGCACCAAAAGTAACGGTGCCAGCATTTATCTGTCTGACGCCACCACTGCTACCAATGCTTTGATAGTTTAAGCCAACGCCAGATTCTTTCTTATACGCCTCTGCCCACTTGGCATAAATTGGATATGGAAACGTAGCACCAGCACCTGTGATATCAGCCGCATATGTAACTGTGGCAGTAAATGCTGCTATAATAAATGTAATTAACTTCTTCACTATGATATTCTCCTTGTTAGTTAACAATGATATTTAATCATAGTTGTGTGACAATCCTGTGACAAAGTTGCTACTTTGAAACAATTTTATCAAAAATTGTATTATAAAATGTATCCAATTCGCCACCGAATTTGCCACGTAAGTATTCAATAACATCATCACAAAATTGATATTCGCCATTATTATAGGCGTCAATAAAAGATTGATGTAGTTTTTTAAGATTTTCTAGTTCTGGCAATTCATCAAAAGGTATGTTAGTTACCACACAATATGTTTTAACGTTGCTGTCTTTTAATTTAAAAGTTTCAAGTTCTAACACTGTATAATTTTCTTTTAGCTTTTCGGCAGCGACTTCGCCAATAATTATGTTCATAATGTAGTTAATCCAAACTTTGATACAACTCGTTTAATAGCACGAATTTGTTCTTTACAGTCTTCTAATGCATTATGTGCTTTCGCACCGGCATTTCTACTATCACCTAATGCTTGCAGCAATGTCCTGCTATCTCGCACATTATAATATTGCCATGGAATAGGTGTTTCTTTTTGTCTGTAAAGATTTTCAAGTATACACATATCAAATGTGGGTCCTTGTGCCCATACTCGCTTTGAATTTACAACTAGTTTAGTTAGTGTAGGACAATATTCACTAAATTTAACACGATTTTCATCAGTTAATGCTTCAAGTCTTGATTCGTCTGATTGTTTACCCCACCAAGCTATGGTGTCTTCGTTAACATCTCTGCCCAAATCAAGTTGTTCTTCAATGTCAAATCTGAAATATGTTTCAGAGAAAAAAGTCTCAACACGACTAAATGGATCAAATTGTACGGCACCTAAAGTTAGAACCACCGCATTTGGCTTAATGCTTAATGTTTCTATATCTATCATTAAATCGGCCATGAATTAACCCTCTGATTCGAGTTTGACTATTAATGGATATCCATTGTTTCTAGCTAGTACGGTTACTTCATAACCTTTCTGTTCGGCCATTTCGTATGGTAGTGTTGCTACTATGCCTGAACCATCGTCATTGATTTTCCTTGCCATTGTTTCAGCATCTAGCCTGTCATAGTTAAAAATTACTACCAATGATTCGACAACAAAGTTAACTGTGGTGATGTCATCATTAATGTATATGACATTGTATTTTGAAGGTTCTTGAAGTCCTGTTTTTGATTTTGATTTTACAATAGGCTTTACATCTGCAATTTCAGTCATAAAATTTATCGAATAAGATGTTAAAGGGGGAATTTTATTCCCCCGTGATTAATTACTTACTAAAAGTAATTGCGATTTTCTTAGGACGTTGTTCTTCTGGAACTATTAATTCCAAATCAACACTAAGAATTCCATTCTTCACACTGGCTAATTTTACTTCAACATTGTCTGCTAAAGTAAAACTTCTGGTAAAATCTCTTGTACTAATGCCCTTGTGAACATAGCCAATAGAATCACCTTTAGTATTGCGTTCGCCCGTAATCACTAATACACGATCGGTTAGTTCAACGTCTAATTCATTTTCTTCAAATCCAGCAACTGCCAACTCGATAGTGTAATGTGTATCATCAACACGAATTACATTATACGGTGGATAGTTTTCATTCCCGCGAATGCTGGCGAATGTTCGATTTAAATCATGAATCATACGCTCAAACCCAATGGCATGGCGTGATAGAGAAGGCAAATCTAGTGTGTTAATTCCATATTGTGTCATATTGTTCTCCTTTCATTAAGCAAGTTATGACTTTAAAAGTAGACCTCATACTGAGCATCTACATATGTATTTATACACGAACTTATAAATTAAAACAACTTTTTTGGTAATTGTTGTTCTGCAAGTTTTCTATTCCAGCGATTTATGGCAGCAGATTTGGCTCTTTTACGGACCGTAGTTGGTTTTTCGTAAAATTCTTTATCTTTTAGTGTTTGTAGTATGCCACTGTCATTAACCTTCTTTTTGAATTTACGCATGGCTTTTTCTATATTGTCATCTTTGACAAATACTTTATTACCATTAATCTGTGGGCGTCTAAATTCAGAAGTCATCATCAATTTTCCTTAAAAGTTCTTCGGGTTGCATTTCTTTATAATGTTTCCAATCATAAATTTTTTTGGCATGAGTACGAATTCCCTCTGCCCATTGAATATCATTCATATCATTACGATAGATATAAATGTCGTATCTTTTATCACCTAACTGATCAACTAAGTTAGTTAATTGTTCATCAGTCCAAGGACAATTTCTAATAAAAACTTTTGATATCGATCTATCAAAATCTACATCTGGTGGAGTAAAAAATCTAGTCATAGTTTTGCGTTAATTAGTAGATGCCATCCCAAATTTTGTTCCATAATTTTGAACATCTCTGGAGACATTGATTCGAACCAAGGTTCAACAACATATTCTTTTTGTATATATTTTTCAGTGTTATATTTGAAAATAAAATCCTGCTCAACTTGAACATCAGAAAAACGAGCATATGCAAACATCTTTTTTACATCATCAATGGTATATGTTTCTGCCCGTGGGCAATTTGATTGCGCTTCTGGTTGTTCTACTCCACCTTCGATGAGTATATTTTTCCAACTATGCTTAGCATACAACATTACTTTTGCAACGGAAGCTTTATGCATATATTTAGGAAGATTGTAGATAATTTTTTCTGGATTAGGTGAATGATGTATTACCCCAAAACTATAAATTAAATCAAACTTTTCATTCTCTTGCAATACACTATCTATTGATTCTGCATTACATTCGATAAATCTACCATTCAAGTTATATACTTCAAATCTACGTTTTGCTAATGCAATACTTTCGCCACTGATGTCTATACCAGTGTAATCTGCACCGGCTCTGGCAAAGTTCACTGCGTCAGTGCCAATGCCACAACCTATTTCTAATACTTTAAGATTTTTCCATTTATGAAATTCTGCAAATCTGTAGTTATGTGGTTCATTGAAATAACGCCTGTGTTCTACTTCATCGAAATATTCTTTAGAACCTAGTTCTTTGTTACTATGACGTATGTTACATGGACGACGATTCCAGTAATCTTTGATGTTATTAAGCAATTCACTGCTCATTTTGAACTCTTTCCTTTAATTGATTTATCCAGTTTATTAAATCAAGTTGTCTATCATGATGTGCATAATCATCTGGATTATTTGAATCTCTGCCATCGGCAGCATAACTTTGTTCTCGATAAGTCTCGTCATTGTTACCGCCCGAAATATCAGCACGATCATGATAAACTTCAACGGGGATATTTTGAATTCTACCAGCAACACTTGCAACATGGAATATCCACCAATCACTATGTGTAACTGGACTAATACAACCAAAAAAGTCAATCCACTCACGTGGTATTATAGGAAATAATGCGAATGGGTGATTTTGATTTACACACGGCATGCGCAATAATCCAAACCAATCATTATGTTTTACGACTTCATCGTCCCAATTATCTGTTAACATCAATGCATCATCGTTCCAAAACATAATCCATCGACCACTAGCATTTCTACCTAAAAAGTTTACATATCTGTTTAATTTTAGATAGCCATATCTAGGAGTTTCAAATATCTTACTAGTAGCATTACATTGAACAATATAATCGCCCCATGTTTTTGCAAAAAATTGTTTACTTTCATCATCGTCATCATCGTATGCGATTAGAATTTCTATTCTTGAAGTATCTTTTGCAGCAGCAAGTAAGCTATTTAAACTATTAATTAGTGTTTTTGTTCTTTTTCTGGTAGGCAATATTATTGAAATTTCAGGTGTTTTCATTGTTACTCTTTAATTTATTTGCGATTAAGTCTTGTTCTATGTTACTTAAGTGTTCGATGTCATATTCGCCAGTAGATATTTTTTCGATTAAGAAATCAATATATTTCTCATCATAACTATGACTATCTGACTGTGATTTATCAATTTGTATCCACTTAGTGCCATTGTATTTGTACAATTTATTTGGATAGGTATCAACACGTAAAAAACTATCTCCTTTATTAGCTGTGACTGGAAAAGCAATACCAAAATCAGTTCTTACATTTATTTCGGGTGTTTTAGTTCTACGAACATTTAAAGTTTCAGGTACAATTGGCATTGGTGCTTTGTAACGTTCTGCTGTTTCTGGTATTTTTGTATCTTTTGGTGCAACGTCCACAACTACAGTATTTACTGTTTCGGATATCTCAAAATTATTTTCTTTTTCTTTATAAACAAATGGCTTGATATCTTTAAAATGACTAAATTTATTTAAGTATGGAAATTTTTCTGGGTTATATACTTTCGTAGATACAGTCTCAGATAAGTTTTCTTCTACTTTATTTTCAGTTTCAACTTGAATAGTTTGCGTTTGTGTTTCGGCAATTTTGTTATCTGAATCTTCTGCTTTGTTTACATGAACAATTTCACTAGCAGTATTTAAAGTTTTAAGTTTTTCTTCTGCTTCGATTGTCGCCCATCTAATACTTTGTTGCGCGGCAATTATTAGTATAAGTGCTAGTGGATCAAATACTGCTACGATAATTAATATTACTATTCGAACTGCATTTTCAAGCAGTGTATTATCTATGGTATCACCATAAATTAGTGCGGCAATATACTTAATAGGACCAACTTCTGCCTCAAGTGATCGCAACTGTGTAGCTAATGGTTGTCGTTCTTCGGTGTATTTAGATATGTTATTCTGTGCGTTCTCAATATCAGCCTGCAATCTTCTGCGTTCGGCTTGCTGAGTTCTACGTAAATTTGCGGCACGGGTGACTCCTTCTTCACTAGAGGATCGAGCAATAGTTTCATCAACTGTTTTATCAAGTTGTTGTAGTGCTTTACGTGAGACATTTATATTCTCCTTCTCTAGATTAATTTTTTCATCTAATAACGCAACTTGAGCGGCAACGTTGGTTGAAGGTACAGCTTGATCTAAATGGGCTTTACTTAAAAAGCCAAAAATTCCCATACTAGTAAGTAGCATTAAAATGCTAACGGCGGGCACTAGATATAATTTATAAACTAAACTAGCACGATGCCAATTTAATTTAAGCCACAGTGCTGCCGTTATTTTTCCAATTTCTAATACTACTCCCATTATTACAATAGGTATTGTAGCAGCAGCAAATATAGCAGTTAAACCGACAATGCTATAATACGCCGCGACTATACTAATTGCAATAGCAACAGCAAAAACAAAATATCCAAATATCATGTACTATTTATTCTGATTATTCAATTACTACCATGTTTTTTTCTGATTTAGTCTTACGATCTGAGTATATTTTTTGCCCACGTGAACGAACTAAGTCTGCTGCTGCCTGTGGTGTTTCCTTGAAAAAATCAACTAAATCAGCTTTGGAAATACTATCATCTACATCTATCATATAGATTTCGTAATGACGTTGAGGATTAAACTTTGCCCGTAATATTAATGCATTCAGTGGCACTTGGTTATTGTTTGACGTAGATTTATCGGACAGAATATCTAGAATTCTGTTGTGTTCCATTTCAGTAACATTTATGCATACCTCAAGACCATACATGTCCCAAGACAGTAAGTAAGTAGTGCTCATTTTTAGAAAATTTGTATTTAATGAATTGAATTTAAGTTCCAGACCGAAAGGCCATACATTTGAAGCAGTGTACTTATTTCATCAGGTATTGTCATAGATTCATAATTTTCTGGCAATATTAAATTTTTAAGATTACCTTCACGATCAATTACAAACACAAAATCTTCTAAATCTAACTCATCTAGAAAATCATCCTCGGTGACTTCATCTATTTCTTTGAGTGTAGTATTCTTCATTTGTTTTTCCCTTCACGTTCTTTGTAAAAAATGTGTTTACCTATTTTTGCAACACGCTCTTTATTCCACTTTGGTCTGACATAATCAGCATGAAAGTAGAGTGCGTTTTCTAGATGACTTAGCTTCCAATTTTCAAAAAATACTTTCTTAGCTACGTCAAAACTTTCTTCATAGTCTTTAGGTGATATAGATGCTTTTTTGATATTGTTCTCACACACCCAACTAAATTGACATACAAGACGCTGCGCTATATTTGTTTTCTGATACACTACACTGCAAACGTCATCACCAAAACGACCATCTGCTACACGATTTAAGGTAACTTGTGCTACAGCTATTTTACCAGCCAGTGGTTCACCACGGGATTCCCAATGTATGTTTTTTGTTAAACAATCCAGTTCGCGTAGAGAATTGTTAGTTATTTGCATTTTTGCAACATCTTGATTATGCCATTCTTTGATTGCATAGTCTAAGCCAAATAAAAATGATAGCGCCGCGACCAAAATTGCGCTTTTGTATGCATATCTACGTATTTTTTTGCCAATCATTTACACTTCCTCCTGGTAGGATGCTCACATTATAACACAAGTGAGATAAAATCACACAATTCCTGTGATTTTTACTCCTACATTTCCCAAAGTTTGGTTATTTTTGTACAAATTTAGTATGGATTTGGCTATATCACCTGCCTGATTTCTCTGCAACATATTGTATAACAATGTATCACTAGCTATGTTTTGCGTATCAGTCGCATATGATGGCAAACTATCTACGAATGAATATATAAGGCTGTTTTCTCTAAAAATCTCTGTACTGAAATTAGCTTTACCAAAATTAATAGATTCTCTAGCGGTTGCCTCGCAAATTCTAAGATATGCAGCATTACATTTTTCAACATAAGGTGCAAATTGTGGATCCGCCGCTATAGAATCTACTAAATTTTTATATGTAGCTAAACTGGTTAAGTAAGCTTGATTTTCAAAAAAGTTATTGGTTACTACTTGTCCCTCTGCATCAGCAGAGGAGGGCACACTCTTGTATGCTTTGAATTTTATTGCTATATCACGTAGTGCAGCATGTAATTGAGGACCATATGCGGATTGTTCTATGTATAGTAGATTTTCATTTACTATTCTAAAATCATTAGTTAAATAACCACTGCACATACCTATGACATCTATCATCGTTACGGGACCATTATTTACACCAACTGGTAAATATGAACGCAATTGATTAATTATTTCTTGTGGTAATAATTTACCTTCAGCACTTAACGCTAATACATTGCTAGTAACTTCATTTAATACCAAATCAATTGCTTCAACTAATTCACGACCAGTTTCTACTGCTAAAAATGGCGATTTATTCTTTATATCTTTGCCAAAATCTGCTAAGCTTTGAAATGGACTATCATTTTGAACACCACTTGTTTTTTCAAGACTAGTATAATCAAGCGGTGAAGTTAAATTACGTACTGTAGTTTTTAAAACCTGTTGTATGGTATTAAGATCACTTGGTGCAGTTATAGTTTGTAGTATTGCACTAATCTGTTGAGTATAATTTTCATTATAGATGTTATCTACATTTATGCCAGCGACTGATAATTTTGATGTTAAATTACCAATATTGCCTAGACCTAATCGTAACATTATATTTGCAATACTATTAGATGTGCCAAAATAACCTTCATTAATTTCGGTTACTATGCGTCCAATATTAAGCAAAGATTGACGTAGTGCTACACTATTTTTGTATTGACTGAAGCCCTGACTCAATAATTCTGAGTAGTTTGTACTGCCAAAATACTGTAATGATTTGTCTTCACTGGTTTTAAGTGCAACTAGATAATTATTTGAAGTTGAAACCCAATTCAATACCTGATTGAAAATATTGATGAAAGAAAAATTATCAACGAAGTTATTTCCCGTAAGACGTGTTATTTGAAGATCAATGTAGTATAGTAAATTACCAGTGATTGACGTTATTGAAGATGGTACAACACCAGTGAGTGCGGGAATTGCTGTATCTATTCCTAGACTTAATTTTGTGGGATCACGCCAATATTCACGCATATATCCTGTAAGAAAAGGTTTTAATGCTATAAAGCCATTATTGTCTACATAATTATATGCACCAGAATTAACGGTCATTGCAACAATATTACCATGTGCTGACAATGAACCGATAAAAAGTCCAGTTGATGTTGGTATATTTGGATTTGGAGGCAGTAGTTCATCGCTACATGCAAATGCGCCTATCAGAGGATCAGCTTCAGTGGCTCCTAAAACTGGTCCCTTGTATGAAATTCCTTCAATGGTTACACCATTTGTCATAAATTACCCAACGTTATCATTTGCGCCAACTGCACCTTCAGTAGTATTAAGTGCGCTTGAATTTACATCTGAACCTGGTACAACAGCTATGCTATCTCCTGTACTATATGCATCAAAATATCCGCCAACAATCAAATTAGGTGGACGATCAACAGCATTACATGGGCCAGGAAATGCACTTGCTAGTCCACCAGTACCCCATGGACCACCACCGCCAGCACTGATTGATCCTCCACGAATAGTTGCCTCACCGTATTCCCACGCATTAGGTAATAAATCAGTACGATTGCCTATGGTAATTTGTTCATATCGCTCAATCTCTAACGGACCACAATTCTCGGCACGACGGATCATTTTTACTAACGGACCATCTGCGATAATTGCAGTGCCATCTAAACCCAAATCACTAGGAATTACTACTCCACTATCACTGTATGTTTTTATCGCAGCAACGAAATCAGTGTTTACAGCGAATGGCACTTGAAGTGCTTCGTTCATATAGTACGTTAATGCTAATTGTAATGGACTTAGTCCACCAACTTCTAACGTAGGACGATTTATAGCATATTGAGCTGGCGTAGTCATTATTAAAACACTTTATCTAAAATTTTACCACCTACCATGCCTATTAGTCCGTCTTGCACTACAATAACATTCTCACTAGCAGATTCGACTTTATGTCCACATAGTCCACGACTACCTTTTACTATAGGCGGCAAACCATTTACGGTAACTCCTGCTGGAATAGTGAAAGTAGGGCCAAAACAGTGTGATGGTGGACATCCTTTCTTGCCACAACAAGTATGTGCAGTATATACACAGCCTAATAAGGCCACGGGACGATCATTTACTGTTACGTCAGGACTAAACGGTGCTGTTAAAATACCACCTGGTCCTAATCTATCTCCAACTCTTGCCACTCCAGACATCATTTACCTCACATAATTAGTGAGCCCTTAGAAACAGGCTGAATACCTGTTGTTGTTTGAACGTAATGATCAGACATTTGTTTGATAACAGGTGCATGCATCATTATGTGATCTTTTCTAAGCTCTATATCTTTATTTATGTCCGCGGCAAACATGCTTTGCATAAAACCTAATCCCTGCGCACTAGGAATCAATGTACACGGACGATTTACACGAAAGCTCATCATGTCCTCTTCAACAATCTTAGCAACGATTTCATCACCGTTAACTAACTTAAAACTAACAATATCACCTGCATCATAACTCTTATTCTTTGATACTAACATTCAATTTTTCCTTTAGTTCTTGATCAGACAATTTCATTAGACCTTGAAAACCACCTTCAACGAATAATGTATCATCTAAGTATATTTGTGGCACAGTTCTATGTCCACGCGACATTACGAATTCTCTAGCACTTGGATCTAGATCAACTCGTACTTCTGCATACTCAATATTTTTACTTTCTAATAACTTTTTTGCCTGCACACAATAGGTACAGTTGTCTTTTGAATAAACCTTTAACATTTGCTTTCCTTTTTAAATTGATGGCAAATCATCATAAACAATATTATCACTCATAATACCAATGACATAGTTAGTTGATTCATTTTCCTGTAATGCCGTTTGTTTTTTGCTAACATCACTATGCTTATTGAACCATGGTATAGGAGTGCTTTTTGGTGAACTTTCAGTATATTTGATTCCAATTTCTTTCAACGCATTGAACGCGGTATAATCTACGAAATCTTTTAGGATTTGAGCATTAAGTCCAATGACTGGACCTTTCTTAAATAGATAATCCGCCCATGCTTTTTCTTCACGAATAACATCCATGTATAAGGCATAAACTTCTGCCTCACATTCTACCTTTGCTTTGGCAAAACGTGGATCGTCTTTTACTACAGTATTGATAATATAAGCAGTCCATTCCTTATGCAGTATTTCATCTTGCAGAATAAGACTAATAATGTTTCCATTACCAATAAAAATCTTGTTTTCAACCATTGCAAGGCTAGTTGCAAAACTTACCATAAATCTAAAGGCCTCTAGTGCATAGCTGGCATTTAATGCTAACCAAATTGCCTTGATGTGCGATTCTTCTGGGCAGTTATTTGGGTCATCATCTATTTCTTTGATACAGTTTAATCTGTGTAAGTTATCATAGTACTTACCAACACTACTAGCCATATCCACGATTTCTTTTGTATCATGGATAGTATTGAAAACTTCTTTTGGAACATTATAGATATTACGTATGATGTGACTATAACTGCGACTGTGAATATTAGATTCAAAGAATCCCCAATTAAACATTAGCGTTTCTAGTTCTGGCACACTAACAACAGGTGTAAAGATTTGTGTGGGACCACGGCCTTGCAAACTGTCTAATGCAGTTTGACGTAATAGATTACTAGTAAAGATATGTTTTACGGTGTCACTTGCTGTTTTAAAATCGCCGGCATCTTTAGTTAAACTGATTTCTTCTGGTACCCAAAAGAAACCACGTGCAGTAGTTTCATAATTAGCAATTTTAGAATACCTAAATTCCTCAAATCGTTGAACTGTTACTGTGCCATCTAAAAACATTCGTCGGCGTAAATAGTTGGGATTAGTAGATAAATTATATTGTTCCTTACTCATTTTTATTTTCCTTAGAGAACACAGCTTTCGCAGTATTCCTCGTTTATTTTTTCTTCTTGAACAGTTATTGTGTTAGGTTGTTCAACACTTATCTTTGTGCCTGATTTATCAATCAAACTATAATACAGAGTTTTCAATCCAAACTTTTGAGCAAGCATTATGTTCTTTGCAATTAGTGTAGCTGGAACTTTCTTATCTGCGAAATGTTTTGGAGAATAGAATGTATTTGTGCTAATACTTTGATCAACATATGCTGCCAACACCGCCGCCGTTTTTAGATAATCTATACAATCTTTTTGTTCCCACATTAATTGATACTTGCTCTTCAGCTTTTGATATTCTGGAACAACTTGAGTAAAACTACCAGCTTTACTTTCTTTAGTAGTAATTAAACTCATGGGCAACTCTATGCCGTTAGTACTATTGATAACCACTGAACTAGATTCAACTGGTGCAATAGCCATCAATGTGCCATTACGAACACCATGAGTTTTCATTTCAGTTCTTAGATTTTCCCAATCTAATTCTGGTGTAAAATCAGTAAGTTCATTAACACCTTCTGCACGTAATTCCCATGGGAAAATGCCTTGCCCATAACGCATTTCATCACTATGTAAACATTTTCCACGTTCTTTGGCCAGCTCTACTGCTACCTCTGTTAGATAGTATGCCTGATGTTCCATCCATGATTTAACTTCAGCAAGAGCTTCCCTCTCACCATATTTTAGTCCACGCTTAGCGTGCCAATAAGCTAGATTAGTTACACCAATACCCAAAGGACGAATCTCTTCATTACTCAACTTGCTTTGAATACTTAAGAAATCTTGATAGTCCAAAATGTTGTTAAGACTACGAGCAAGAATTCTACATGCACGGCGCATGTCCTCTGGATTACGGAATGAACCCCAATTGATACTTCCTAGAGTACAAAGTGCCACTTTTCCTGATTCTCTTATAGTTTCTTTTTTAATTATTTTCATTTTTATACCTTAATTATTTCTCAAAAGTTTGCCATTTTTTATCAACAGATATCTACTCAATCCAGTTGCTTCAATCGCCTTAATCAAACTGGTGTAAACAATCCCATCGTATTCAATTTTCGGAGTAGCATTTAATTCTTTTGCTTTTTTTACCGCATCGCTATTGATTTTTTTCTTCTCTTCGTCTGATTTATATCTATATTCTTTATACTCGTATTTAACGTTGCGATTATTTGTTAGTTTTTTACATTTGTATCCTTTATGATGACCAGCTTTTTCTCCTCTAGCAATAGAACTCATTCGAGAAGGATTTAGATTATGTTGTTTACAAAATTCAAGCATGTTTTTAATTATAATTTCTTGACCATCTGGAAAAACAACTAGCCACTCATCGCATAGCTTTTCTTTTTGTTCTTTTGAAAGTGGTATACCCTTTCTTGCAACTCTTTTTCCAGTAGCAAATAATAATTTGTTAGTTTTACTTATTTTATCGCCAGCACCACTGTCTCCGCCACCCGCTGTTGGACTTATGTTATAGTATTTTCTGCTTGTAGCACATTGACGTTCGTCTAAGTAATACTGTTCTCTTTTAAAAATATCCGTTTCATGCTCAACAAATTCTAAAATTTCTCTGGTAAAAGAAGAAACTCCATGTCTTTTTAACGCTTTTAAAAAAGCTTTACCACTACCAATATATCCATCGTCAACAGTTCCTTTGTGACTTCCTAAATATTTAGAACCTGTTTTCATGTTTGTCCATTCATAAATAAATCCAGCGTATTTCATAGAATATTACTCCTTTATGAAGTATTTATGCTATATACACTGGGATGAATTAAATTACATAAGTAAATCCTCTATATCATCATTTTCAGTTAATTCTCGTACCTTCTTTTGAGTACCGTTTTTTAATCTTACTTTGTGCTGCCCAGGCAAAGTTATTATTTGACCAGTATCTAACGTCAATTTAAATTCACCTTCGTCATCCAACGATTTGAATGGTTTTGTGGGAAGAAGAATTTCCTGACACAGATTACTCTGATAGATGGGATACAGTTTAGTATCAAATGGTCCTTGTTTCTGTACATTGTCAATAAAGGTAATGTAAATTCTTCCTGTATCAGTACGTTCCTTCAGTATACCTCCCTTGAAAACATCTTCAGCATTCATAGTCTTCTTACGAAGATCGGTTCTCTTTTCATATTGAACATACAAATGATCAAACAAAGCAATATCACGATAATATGCTTCATAAAGATCAGGAACCTCATTCGGATCAAAGAATGTAATATTCTCTTTGTTTTTAAATCGCCTTAAGAATAGTCCACTGAGTACTACGTTATAGTCTAAATGACGTACTCTAGTTTCATCGGTACCTTGATTATTCTTAAGAACGATTAGGTCTTCAAATTGATAGTGCCAAATGGGATAGGTAATGGTTGCACTTGCATTTCTGATTCCGCCCTGACTGCAACTGCGTAAATCGCTGAACCATTTCTTCAAGAAAGGAACTAATCCAGTATGTAGTATTTCACCCTTTCTGATAGGCGCACCTAACGGTCTGACGCGACCGATTTCAAGACCAATGCCAGCACGTTTACTGGCATATTTGGCCATCATTTCGCCACTAGCAAATATACTATCAAGATCATCATCACTCCTAATAAGAACACAACTGCTAAACTGCTTGGTAGGAGTGCCGAGACCAGCAAGCACAGGAGTAGCAAGGGTAAATAAACCATCAGAGGCGGCATTGTAATATTCCTTTATGTAACGCATTCTAGCTGATTGTGGTTCCTCACGATGAAAAACAGTGGCGGCAGCTATCATATATCTAACTTGTGGTGTTTCATAAATCTGTTTAGTTGTACGATTCTTGACAAGATATTTTTCAACTAATTGTTCAATTGCTGCATAACTATAAAGTTCATCTTTGCTATGATCGATCATAGCGTCCATCTTATTCCATTCTTCTTCGGTATACCATTCTAGTAGTTCATGTGTATACAGTCCAACTTCAACATTCTTTTTAACTATTTCATATAGTCTTGGTGGCGTATAGGATCCATATACGTCTTTGCGTAACATACTAACACGTTGTCTACCTGCTACGTATTGATAGTTTACATGACCAATATCTGGGTTACTTTCGATATCTATTAGATCCACACATGCTCTTAAGGTGATATTATCTATTTCTCTTGTAGTAATACCATCATAAAAGTGTGGCTGTGCTTTGATTTCAATCATTGATTGACTAACATCTGATATTCCCTGGCAAATTTTTGATATTTGATTTTGCCATTTTTCTAGCGTCAATGGCTCTATTTTGCCATTACGTTTTTTAACTTTAATGTGCGACATATTTTTTCTCTTAACGTATTTTATCTAATTTTAAATCTTTGATAGTAATTGATTTTACAAAATCAAGTTCATCACTGAGTTGTTTTTTATTTATAATCTCATCGTGGAGGTAATTAAGAACATATTTTCCTCCATCGATCCAGACTAAATTATATTGGTCTTTTGAAATTTTATGACTGTAAATTTTAATGGTGCTTTCTATTGCATGATCAGACAAATAAAGTGTATATACCATGCCCAACGCTTTTGCAAGATCACAGTAGTAATTGTCATTTATTAATTCCCATGGATCTGGCCAATTTGCTACTTGATCGGTAGTCAGATAATTCGAAACAAAAGGAGCATAACACCATAGATGATGTGTTTCTTTTAACGCATCATCACGTGTTAGTGTGCTAATTTTTTTACGAAAATCATGCCAATAGCGAAGCCTTTCGCTAGGTAATAGATTCCACATAATATTAGAAAGAAAGTGTACTTACGGTATATTGTATGTTAGCGCCAAAGCCAGTGCTTGTTACTAA